GGTGACCTGGTTGACGTGATCGCTGAGGTCGATGGTGTCAACCTTGACGACGCAGTTAGTGAGAACGATCTTGGACATTGCCACCCTCGCTTGGGTCGATTTCCGAATCGGTTACGCCAGCGTCAGCAGCCTTGGCCGCTGGTGCTGACTTGCGTTTCGTGGCAATGCGTTCGAGGTGCCCGGCTTCGATGAGCCAGTGCGCCTCGTCCGGGGATAACTCTAGCGTCCCACCCGGTGCAACCCCGTCTACCACACGGGGTCCGATCACTCGATAACTAGGCACGTTCGCCTCCTAGGCGTAGACGGTCACGTTGACGACGACGCCGAGGTACTCGCTGTCGCCGATTTGGAGGGTGGTCAAGGCGTCGGCGCTGGTGACGATGCACGTCTGCGCCGAGCCGTCAAGGGTCTGGTCGGATTCGATGGCCCGGCGCACCGAGTAGTCGCCGTCCCAGTCCAGCCAGGCGTCGATGGTGCGCTGCGCCTGCTGGTCGGCCATGCGGCCCGCCACCAGCTGCACCTGCATCTGCCACTCGGTCAGGCCCCCACGCATGTCGAGGTGGTAGTTGACGGTGGAACGGGTGAGCACAGCCACAGGCGGGTTGACCTGTTCGGGCACCAGCTGGGCGACCCGCAGGCCCGGAATGGTGCCGAGGTTCTTGGCCAGCCCAGCCCGCAGGTCCGACAACTTCCCGGCCATCAGCCCACCATCGGCCGGGTGTACGGGGCCAACATGCGCTGCACGTCAGGGTCCACGGCCCGCAGCATGATCGCCCCGAGGTCGCCGAACCCGGCGACGCCCAGCAGGCTGTCGGCCCGCTTGTAGAGGCGTCCGGCCAGGATGGCGGTGGCGGAGCGCACCGGCTCAGGGACGGCCGGCCAGCCCCAGCGGGCCGTGACCTGCACCGTGGGCCGGATGTCGATGGGCCAGTAGGTGTCGTACGCCACGAGCCGGGTGATGGGCTTGCCCAGCGCCAAGGCGTTGACCGGGTCGGTGGAGTAGTCGGTGACGGTGCGCTCGAACGTGCCGTCAAGGTTGTCGTCAATGCGCACGACCAGCCCGGTGGCCGAGCCGATGTCGTCGGGTCGGACGATCAGCGACGAGTCGGGGCGGTAGATGCGGGCGGTGGCGGTGTCAGCCAGGTCGAAGGTGCGCCGGCAGATGTCGTCCACGGTGCGGCTGGCAGCGTCAATGTGGGCGCTAAGCAGCTCGTCGTCGACGTAGTCGGTGATGCGCAGCATCGCCTTGAGTTCACCGATTTCGACGTACTGCACGCTCACACCTGCCCTTGGCCCGGCGTGGCGTCACCAGTGGGGTCAATGCTAGCCCCCGCAAGCGACGTGACCCTGACCCCTTGCCCAGCGTCGTCGAACAGGGTTGGGGTCATCTCATCGGCCTGTTGTTCAGCCCACGCCACCCGCCCCTCAATGATCGGCAGGTAGTCGTCGGTCATTTCGATGCCGATGGCGTCGAACCCTTCGAGGGTGGCGGCGACAAGGGTGGTTCCTGATCCGGCGAACGGGTCTAGAACGGTGCCACCGGGCGGGGTGACCAGGCGGACTAACCAGCGCATGAGGGCGACAGGTTTCACGGTGGGGTGATGGTTGACCTTCGCTGTGTTGCTCCTATTGCGCGGATTATCGCCACCAGCACCGTCGTCTTTGGTCCGGTCGGCTTCCCGCTTGGATTCCAGCCCGTCGAGTCCGGCGTTGCGCTCACGCTTGGACGGCTTCGCCACATACCGGAATGGGGCCACGTCAGCGGTCGGGTCCCACTCGGTGACGGTGAAGAACCGGGAGGCGCCGCCGGAGTCGGTGACGTAGGCGTGGTCTGCGGAAAGGGCTGTCGTGCCGCCAGTAAACGGCGACCTGTCGCCACGCTGGGAACGTGACCCCGCTGCATGTAGATGCCCGCTCTGCCCGTCCAGTTCCGCCACCGGGCAACCGTCGGCGCACACGTCGGCACAGTCGGCGGCGTGGGTGAACACAAGGTTGGCGGGCCAGCGGCCGGCGGTGCTGCCGTTTGTGCCCGGCGTCGGCGTCCATCCATCGTCGTTTACAAGCCCGAAGTCGTTGTCGGTGCGTGTGCGCTCCGTGGACTCACTCCCCACCCGGCACCCGTCGATGTTCAGCGCCCCCGTGCCGTGCGCCAACACGTTGGCGGCGACGGTGCCGGACAGCGGCTTGCGGGCGACGACGATGGGTTCGTGGGCGGGCTTGAGTGCCGTGCCCCAGCCTGACCACTGGCGGGCGGCGTCAGTGGCGGGGGCGGTGATGTTGACTACCAGCGGGTTATCTCCGAAAGGGTTACCCGGCTCGCTGCGGTTCAGCGACCGATCCCACTTGTCTGTTATCGGACGCTCGTGGTGGGTGCTCCGCATGCCCACCACTTCCCGCTCGGCCCCAGCCGCCTTGTCGATCGCCTTGGACACGTCCAGCGACTTCGGGAACCCGGACCCGTACACCCAATGCAGGCTGTCCCGTATGTCGAACCCAGCGTCCTCGATGGCCACGGTCATACGGTGGTAGGTACGGGTAGCACCGAAAGCGAGCAGGTGGCCGCCCGGCTTGAGCACCCGCAGACACTCGGCCCACACCTCAGGCTGCCCGGCGATGCCGTCGGCTGCGTCCCAGCCCTTGCCCATAAACCCGATGAGGTAGGGCGGGTCGGTGACAATGGAGTCCACGCTGGCGTCAGGCATTGACGCCAAAACCTCCAGACAGTCGCCGTGCCGCAACGCCACCGTCACCCTTCACCACCCAGCGACGTGACCCTGACCCCTTTGGTGTCGAGCGGCTTGGCGTACAGCGCCGACTGGTTGCCCCACGTCGACACCTCCTCGCCCCAGTGGTCGGCGATGTCGACGGCGGCCAGCAGCCACCCGTCCCGCACCAAGCGTTCGCACGTCGGGACGTCGTCGTGGCCGCGGGTTTCAGGCACCGGGCCGATGGTCGGCCAGTCCCGGCTGCGGAACGTCCAGCCCGACCCGGGCAGCGAGGGGCGCAGCAGGGCGGTGGTGTTGCCTGCGGTGTACCCACCCACCGGCGTCGACCACGGGTAGTCGGGTTCCAACAGGCCCGACAGCAGGATCACCTTGGGGTGCGCTGCGGTCCAGAAGTCGGTGAGCACCTCACGCCAGCCGGGCCGCCAGAACATGTCGTCGCTGGTGAGCACCACCACGTCGCCTCGAGCGGCGCACGCCGAGCCCAGCATGTTCATGCCCCGGCCGCAGGTCGTCACGCCGTCCGGGCTGTCGTAGAGGTGCCCCCCGATGGATTCCACCCACTTGGTGGTGGTGTCGGTGCTGCCGTTGTCCCACACGATCAGCTCGTCGGCCTCGGCGGCGAGGCTGCGGGCGCACGCCCTGGCCAGTTCGAGCCGGCCGTAGGTGACAGCGTTGTAGGTAAGCATCCCGGCCACGACCTTCATGCCTGCCAGTCCTTCCATGAGTGGTTCCAGCGGTGGATGGCGTACGAGTTTGGGAACGCCTCAGCGGCTAGGTGCGGCTCCTCCCAGGAGTACGGGTAGAACGCCTCACGGTCCAGCACGGTCACGTCGCTGCGGCCACGCAGCACGTCGGTGGTGAGCCTTGGCCCGGTGTCTGACGGGTTGTCGGACCAGTAGCCGTTGAGTAGCCGGTCCATGCACGCCCGGATGCCTGGGTGGTTGCGGGTGGCGCCGAACATGGCGTCGGTGAGGATGGTGCCGTCCTCGGTGCCGATGAAACAGGCGTTGTCCAACAGGTCGTCGATGGGCAGCTGCGGCTCCATGTCCATGTCGACGTACACGCCGCCCATGCGCCACACGGCCTCGAGGCGCACTAGCCCGGCCAGTTGGGCGCCGGTGGCGCACCGCTCGAACAGCGGCCCCAGTTCCCACTCGTCAGGGTTGAGCGGGTCCCGCCAGGTGGCGTAGCCCCAGCCACGGTGCAGCGCTTTCCATTGCGCCCACCACTCGTCGAACAGTGGCGGCACCTCGAGCGGCACGACCCGGTGCAGGATGCGAGGGATCACAGCGCCGAGATGTCCACGGGTTGCACGTCGACGGCGGGCACCTCGATGCGCCGGGCCAACTCGTCAAGGATCGGGCGCCAGTGGCTGTCGTACACGGCCCGGTGGTCGTAGGCGAGGGCATGACGCCGGGCGTTATCTGGCCGCCCCTCGCCCTTGTGCGCCTCACCCAGCGCCTCGGCGATGGTGTACGGGTTCGGGTAGTGCAGCCACGCCAACTGGGCCTCGTCCCAAAACGGGAACCCGTCGACCAGCCAGCCCGAGCCGACCAGTTCGGGTTGAGCGCTGAAGTCGCTGACGACGACCGGCACGCCGCACGCTTGGGCCTCGATGACCGGGATGCCGAACCCCTCGCCGTACGACGGGGCCATCAGAACGTCGAAGGCGTTGTAGACGGCGGCCATGACGTCGTTGGGCAGGCCGACCCGGTAGGCGTACTGGTCGGTGAAGATGACCTTGTCGTCGGGGATGCCGCACGCTTCTGCCAGGCGCCCCAGCTCCAACCCGTCGGCCATGCCGTAGCGCTCGGTGTGCAGTACCAGCACCGAGTCGGGGTGCTTCCGGTGAAACTGGGCGAACCCCAACAGGGCCTGCGGAAACGCTTTGCGTGGCGGGTACATGCCCTTGTTCGCTGCGACCATGCCGACCACGAACACGTCGTCGGGGATGTCGAGCATCTGGC